TTGCGAGCCTTCCTCGTACGGATTCTCGTAGTACACACGAGCCACACCTTTGTGTGTCTTCAGGATGACGACCTCCAGAGAGGTAGCAGCTTCATCGTCGTCGTCGGGGCGAGTGATCAGTTCGGCATCGTCCCCCCGTACAATGTGAAAGACCTTGCCCTTCACGGACAACACCGGGAACCCCGATACCTGACCGGAGCCCCAATCCGCAGCAGACTGGTCGGCTAGTTCCTGAAGGTGCGCAGGCAGTTTTGCGTTGTCGTCAAACTTAGTGATGTTACCCATTTTTTGTGCCTCTCTTAACTGCGAACGTTGATTTTGCGTTCGGCGGAGTAGTTGATCCCAGGCGGTAGTTCACCTGTGTCTTCTTTGTACGCATCTACTGCGGACTTCGATACGCGGCTCTCTAAAAATTCCCAAGCCTCGTTGTCTCGTACCCAATCCATATACGCCTCACGGTCCCCCACGCTGTACGACTCACGAAGCGAGATGTACGGGGTGCCGTATAAGGTCTTGGACGAACTTTGCCCCGTCGCCTCAAAGTGCTGCAGAATGATATTTTCTATCTTCTGCATGGCCTCCTTGACCTTGGCTGTCTTCTCCTTGTTCTCCTTGTCATACAACGCTTTGATCTCCCGCAAGCGCTTGTACTTCTGCACTAATTCGTCAAGTTTGATGTCACTCATCTCCGGCCCTCTCGTGGGTGGGTGTATCTAAATATACGACATAGATCGGGGCCTGTCAAGCGTCCCGACCCGCTACTACCTTATCCAGCAACAAATTCTGCATGCCCTGCTTGGCCTTCAGTCGGGTGTAAATCATCCTCTCAACGGCGGTGCCGCTCAGCATGGCAATCAGGGTGTTATGGGTCTGCCCTGGCCGAGTGATGCGACCGTTAGCCTGCTCATATATGTCCGATGATGTCACCGGGGCGTACCAGATGATCGTACTGGCTTCTGTGAGGGTGAGTCCGTGGGACATGGCGGCTGGCTGGGCCACAATCACGTCTATGTCGTCAGTGCGCTGCAGCCCAGCAAACACAGTGTCCCTGACTGTCTTGCTGATCTTCCCGTGGATAACGCCTACACGGTAGCCAGCGTTCCTAACAGCTTCTGCCACATGCTCTACTACAGCGACAAATGGGCAGAAAACTATTGTTTTGCTGTGCGAGTCTTTGATGATGTCCAGCGTCTCCTGAATCCTTGGCTTACAGGGGATTACCGCTGTCTCTTGGATTTGTGGGGAGTACAGAATACCGCAGGCAATCTGCACTAGCTTGCTAACTTTTATTGCTTCGTTCGCGGCAGTAACGGCGCCAGACTCTATCTCTGCTTTTAGCGTGGTCTCCATCTGTTTGTAGAAGTGGGCCTGCTCATTTGTTAGCGGAACGTCCCTGGATATGTATGTGGTAGGCGGCAAGTCTACGCACTCTTCTCGACTGAACCGTATAGCGGGCTGCAGGGTCTCATACACCATGTCTGTAGCACCCTTGCGCGGCACCCATACATACGGCCCGACCTGCTGCATCACTCTGTCCTTGTACCTTTTTCGGTACGGAGGCACTTGCCACGGAGTGACCAGCTTTGCTTGCGCCCAGGCATCCGTCGGCTCGTTGGGCATGGGTGTGGCCGTCATACCCCAGCACATCCTCTTGATAGTGCTGCCATGCTTCTTGCTACCGTTAATGATGGAGTTCAACGAGCGCCAGATGTCTGTGTTGGCATTGCGAGCGCACTGCGATAACTCGTCTACAATTACTATCTCTATGTCAGGACGAGACTGCATAGCCCCCTCTATGATCTTTGCGCCGTGGTGGTTCACGATGTACACATCCACGTCTTCTTCCAACATCTGCAGGCGCTTTGACCTAGCCGCATGCAGCACCATGTAATCCAGGTGGGGAAAGTGTTCCATAATAGTGTCGGCCCACGTCATATCCAGCGTAGACAACGGCGCTACGATCAACAGCTTCCCCAACTTGCACCTACTGCGCAAATTATCGTAGGCCCACAGCGCAGCCAACGTTTTGCCGCTACCCAGCCCGTTAAGGCAGTAGCCCCTGTCGTTAAGGGTGAAGAACGCCGCTGTCTCGTACTGGGCATGAAACGGGTCAGGTATAGACAGCTTATCCCTGGGCCAGCCGTAATAGAAGAGGATAGGGGCTGGTACATAAACCCCCATATTTGCTAGAACTTTAACCTCGTCTTCTTTGTGAGGCACTGCTATTACTTGACCACCTTTGTACGACAACTGCTTGGCATGTGGGATGACTGTCTGCACACGTCCAGAGTCTCGCAGCCGTAGCAGCGCGGCCCGCTTGTGCGTCGCTATTATCATCAGTCGTAACCCTTCTTCCCCTTACGCCAGCCACGATTCTTGGCGGCTGGCGTAATGGTGGTGCCGTCCGCGTTGGTGCCCCCCTTGCGAATAGGCGTAGAGTGATCCACTTCCTTGCCGTCACCCTTGGTTACTTTGCCAGCGTCTTCCGCTTTTCGTCTGGCGGCATTTCGCATGGCTCGCTTCTTTTTCTGCTCAGGAGTTCCATGGTAGTCCCGATACTCCTTCTTATAGTCTCTGGCCATCTTCTCGTCCCCAGTAATGATCTTGCGTTCCTGTTAAGGTCTGCCAGCGGCTTTATAGCGTTAAGCAGTTCTTCCACTTGTACTACATCATCTACCACCAGTGCGATACCTCCTGCGTTACGAATTTCTGTGATGCGGTTCTGTTGGTTGGGAGTAGCTTTCTTCCACCTTTGGTCTTCTGTTGTTGGGTTCTTCAGGGGGGACTTGGTCTCGATACCTATGAGCAGCCCTTCATAACAGCAAATCAAGTCTGGGATACCGTGCACCCCCATCCCGTTGGACACCGGCATGTAGAACCAGATGCCCCACGTCTTCAGCAGCTTCTTCACTGCCTCCTTGACGCGGCCTTCAGGTGTCTGGCTCATGTATTCTTAGGCTCCCAGTAGGGGCAGTCACGTACGGGACACCACCCCTTGCAGAGCCCGCTGGGTTTCTTGGGCCACTTATCCTTCTCGAAGGACGCCTCCAGCCGCTTCAGTTTCTCAAAGAAGTGATTCCAGATGTCTTTCTCTTGGTCTCGGGTAAACGATTCTTTGTCTACTGCCTTTTCCTTTGTCCAGATGAACGCTGTATCTGCACGATCAATGGCGGGGTAGTGGGCGAATAGCAGGGCGGCGAATAACATCAGCTGGTCGATATCTTTCTTGCGCTTACCTGTTTTCCAATCCCCCGCAAACCCTCGGGCGTTCTCCTCGTTAAGCACAGTCACGTCCACAATGCCTCGGCACCACGCGTCCTTGGCGAACCATGAGGTAGGTCGTAAGTTTCGGTTTAGCGTCATCTTCTGCTCGGCAAGTACGACACCATCTACCTTATCGAAGGGCCTAGCTAGAGGCTCGTACTGTTTGAACCGTTCAGGTAACGGCTCCTTATCGCGTATCCTGTGCTCCAGTTTTTTGTGAACCTCGTTACCCCAGGTAGCCGCCTCATTCATGGAGTCCTTGATGTCCTTACGTACCTTTATCCTGTAATACTGATACGGGCACGTATTGTACTGGTTTAGAGCACTGAAGCTCCACGCATGTTCAGACATCCTGTACCTCCTTCAATGTGCCCCATGTGGGTCCAATCTTCATGTCCCACGGCATCGGCACGGGTGGCTCGAAACCCCAGGCTTTCTTGTAGGGCATGTTTGACAACATGTTGCGCACACGAATACCGTCGTGCATCGCTGTCTTCTCCGGTAGTATAGCATACAGACCGTCGTGCAGCTCGAAGTAAAAATGGCCGCCGATCTGCGGCAGTACGTTTTTCAGCAGCTTCATGGCTAGGTACTTCTGATCGGCGCCTACCCCTTGTATGGGAAAGTTTACCGCTGTGGACTCTAGCTTCCAACCTTCTTGCCTATGAGACCACTGACCCTTCAGCTGCACACGCCTGCCTGCCAATGTCTCTGCGTATCCCAGCCTACGACACTTGCGAATCTGCCTGAGCCAAAACTGCTCTACGCCCTTGTAGGTGCTGTGGTACGTGTTGTGAATTACCCTAGCCTCTTTGTTATCTATAGGCATACCGTGATTAACGTTGGCGCGTACACGTAATGTCTGGTACCCGATACGGTACTGACAGTTGTGTACAATAAGTCCGTTGGCGCCGAACTGATTTCTTGGGCCGCAGTTTAGTATGTCGTATACATCTCCTTTGCTTGTATAGTGCGCCAAGCTGCGCTTCCTGCGCTGCGGCGCCCCAGCCTCATCTATGCTCAGCCCGTGCCCTGCTGCACGCCCGAAGTGAGCCCACTCACCCTTGCACATAACCAAGTGGTCAGTTGTAGCTGTTAGACCGTAGTAGGTGACTACTTTCTTATATCCGTTGTAGACAACTCCGTCATGAGGTACGAACTCATGACCATCCCACACCAAGTCTCCTGTAGTTACGTCCTGAATAGCTTTGGCCCCATTGTCTGTCAAGATTTCTGTATCAGCTACACAGCAGGACAGATTACCTACCTTACCAGCTTTACGAGCTTTGTAGGCGTCTGTGTCTGTGTCCTTGTTCGCTTGTATCCAGCGATAGTCTTGGTGGGATATGCGAGACCCCATAAATGCGTGTGGGTCTTCTCCTGGCAGGCACAGGTCCAACATCGTTTCGTCGCCTGACTCAGTACCCATCCAGCGATACTCCTGGCTTGCCGCGTCCCACTCCACGATCACATATCCTGGCGGGGCCTCCACTAGGTTCCTAAATTCCGGCGCACTTTTCATCTGGTGCAGTGCGAACCCTGTCTGCACCTTGTCTTTGTTCCTGCCCTGCGCTGAGGAGAACACAGCTCGCCCTGTGTACGTACCGAAGACACGCATAATAGGGCGTGTCTTTCCGTCACCATTATACTCGACGCTCTCAAGCACGTTGGTGACAAACTTCTTGCGGTTTAGGTGGGCCTCACGGAACTCCTGCACCATCGGCGCTCGGTCATCATTCGCCGCCAGCATGTACATCGCTTCTTTGTCAGTAGACGGGGCGCCTTTTGGCGTCTTCTTTAGTACAGGCAGGTCCCAGTCATCGTACATCAGCTTAGCCAGTTGCTGAGGTGATGCCAGTATCTTCTGTGTGGCGCCACTCTTCTCCAGTTCCTCAAGAAGCTCTTTCCTACGCGTTACCAGCACCTCGTCCAGCTCGTGAGCGGCCGCCACATTGACGGTGAGCCCCTGCACGGTCCTGTCGGCAACGAGCGGAATAGTGTCGGCCTCAATCAGCGCATTGCGCAGCCTGTATGGTCCTTCTTCCTCCAGCCTGTTGTAGAAAATCTGCGCCAGCTTGAGGGTGAAGCCTACGTCCATCTTGTTGTAGTTCAGCCGCTTATTGACGACAGCGGGCTCTTCACTTTGGAAGTCGATGTCCTCTCCGTACCCGGAGAATTGTGGCCAGTATTGCGCCACTGCCTCTTTCAGCTTCCAAGGACGCTTCTTTTCCTTCGACGCGAAATACTCTGGCTCACGCTCAAGGTGCTGCCAGAGCAACATGGCGTCCAACCACTTAGCCTGAATCACTAAGTCAGTTAGCCCCTGGGCGCACAACCATGCTGCGTCAAAGGCCATGTTCCATCCTACTAGGGTGATACCTTTGTCAATCGCATGACGCAGCATCTTTTCGTGATAGCTGCGTGTTGGGTTCTGTGTCGCTGACGTTCTCAGCTTGCCGTCCTCTACCCATGCGATAGCACTAGATGTTAGCTTGGCTTCTCCTGTGCGTAGTCTGTAAGGCTGTAGAGCGTGTCGGCTGTCGTGTGTGCCTTTTGTCTCTACGTCGAACGCCATCATTAGGTCAATAGGAAACGTCACGTTACGCTACTCCATCGCTTACAGCCTGCTGATCTTCCTGGCTGTGGCGCGCGTTATTGTAAAGTCACTCTTTCAAATGCCGTGGCATCCACCGATAACCAACTTCCATCCAGCGCTTGAACAACAAATACTTTGCAGTGCTGGTGTATGCACTCCTCTCCCTTGGAGTCGAACATGGTTTCTATGTAAAGCATATTTCCTACCTCATCCATGCACATTCCCAGAGATAGGTTTATGGCGGCGATCATTTGCCCCTTCCAGCTCGGGTAAGGGCTTTTTGTAAGGCTTCTGCCAGCTCAGTGCTTTCAGCCGCCTCGTCTTCAAACTCCATAGCTTCGATAGCCGCTACATAGTCCAGCAAGACGTTATACGCAGCGGTTTTTAGGTCTAGCATTTGTAGCATCAAGGTATCCCGCGTAGCTGCTTTATGGCTACGCAGCTCTGCTTTCGCCTCGGCAAACTGGCGCGTCAACTGTGCTACTTCTTTTTGTGCATCGCGAGCGTTACTTTCC